GTTTATTTGTCAAAAAATATTATTTTATATCAGATACTTTCTATAATAGAGATCAGGATGAAGTCGCTCACAAAAAGGTAAGACTTCTTATTCAACATCTTATTGGGATAAAAACTGAAGGAGATAAATTTATTGAGGAAGAACTTCAAAAATATGATGAGGTTGAATTCTATGAAGATGATGAAAATACTATTAGTCTTGCTATAGACTGTAATAAACTTCTACAACTTATTATTGATAATAGTGAATCTAGTATAAAGTCTAGTATAAAAGAACTTCTTAAATCCGAAACAATGCTTTATGTAAATCAGGTAAGTCCCAACAAGGTTAAAAGATTCTCTAAAACAAAGGTATTATTGGAATATCACAATCTTATAAGGACTTTTGAAAGATTCAACTTTAAGAAATAGTTATTTGTTCTTATCTTGAGCTTTGTTCAACATTGCTAGTTTAATCATCTCATTCAATTCACGATTTGTTGTCACCTCTCCTTCTGGACCTTTTATCTCTGATTCACTGGTTGTTGATGTCTCCTGTTCTATTTCGCTGTATCCTAAATCTTTTCTTAGAGTTTTGTAGAACTTTTCAAGCTCTGATTTCTGACCAGAAAGAAACTTTGCGTTTTCTCTTATCTGACCTACGGTCTGATTAACAACTTCGTGCATTCTTGCGGAGTTATCACCATTATCTACTTGTCTCATCTGTGAAAGAAGATTCTTTCTAGTCATTTTTGTCAAAAATATGGCCTCTGCATATACCATTGCATCTTCTTTCATCTTACTTTTTATATAAGGATGTTCTTTTAATTTAGGTACATCACCAAGATATAGATCTACAAGTGGTTCTAATACATCCATTGCCTGCTGACTAGCTACGGTCAAATCAGAGTCATAGTCATATATTTCTATCTCACCTAAATCCGGTAAGTCTTCTGGTCTGGCTAGGTGTTTAGAAAAATCAAAGTCTCCATTTTCTGATTGTATTTCATCAAATTCGTACTTTATTCTATTTTTTTCGTTTTCTTCTTTAGACATGTTTAAACATAATTATTTTTGGTAAGTTTGTCATCCTCTTTTTCCAAGAAGCCTTTTAATATCTTGTCTATTAGTTTAGACTTGTTTATAGAGTTCTCTTCACAATACTGCTCGAACTCTTTATAGGTCTCTATATCAATAGAGAAACCCACTTTTAGCTTGTTGACACCCGATTTCCTTCCCATATAGTATATATAAATAGAAAAAAGTGTATTTTTTCCACTTTTACCCTTTTATATATACAAAAACAAAAATATTATATGGCAGTAAATGCAAATGAGACCGAAAGGCAGATGATTTTTACCACCAAATTTGTCGATGAGGCAACTGATAAAATAAATGATGGTATAGTTGTTAAGAGATATCAGAATCCTTGGATGAAGAGTGAGGTCGGTATTAGAAGAGCTGGTGTCTCTTTTAGAATGACTTCCGAAGAACAACAAGAATACGTAAGATGTGCATTAGATATACATTACTTTACTGAGAAGTATTGTAAGACAAAAAGAGAAGACGGATCGGTTGGTTCAATAACTCTTAGAGATTATCAAAAGGAAATATTAGATAATTTTGTCAATAATAGGTTTAATATACTTATGGCGTCGCGGCAGGTTGGGAAAACTGTATCTTCTGCAATTTTCATACTACACACAATATTATTTGCCAATGATAAGAATTGTATGATTGTTGCCAACAAAGGTGATACTGCAATTGAGATTGTTGATAAAGTAAAGTCAATCTATACTTTACTTCCATTCTTTTTAAAACCAGGTGTAAAAACATGGAATCAAAAATCACTTACATTTGAGAATGGTTGTAGAATCAAAACTTCTGCTAGATCTAAGACTCCTGCGATTGGTTTTACCATTGATGTTCTTTACTTAGATGAGTTTGCACACATTCCTTCAAATATTATCGAGCCATACTATACTGCAGCATTCCCGACTGTTTCGGCAGTACATAATTCCAAAATTATCATTACATCAACACCAAATGGTATGAACTTATTTCATAGGTTACTAACAGATGCAGAAAGACCTAATGGTGATCCAATGAAGAATAACTACAGACCGATGAGAGTTTATTGGTATCAGGTTCCTGGTAGGTTTGTCACTTATATAAGACTTAATCACCACAAGCTCTATGAGTATGGTGTTAATAAAGACGAAATATTCAAATTGGTACAAGATCAATTTGGTTTGGTTACGGAGACAAAGATTGAATTCAACCTGGACCAACAAAAGGATGTTATACATGTATTCAACAATGATAAGTGTACAGACGAAGAGGTGAAATCACTTTATTTTCTTGACAAAAATGGATTTGAAACTTCTATATTAGCAATTGCAGAGTTGACGACCTGGAAAGATGAGGTTGTGAAAGATATTGGTGGTGAGGATGCATTTAACCAAGAGTATGGTCTTAGATTCATCAATTCGAGTAAGTCACTTTTGAATGAATCCATAATAGATGACCTTTTGAAATCGAAGAAGAATTATGTATATGAAGAGATTTTTGAGTTTAAGAATAAATTAAGATTTTTGTATGAGGATCTTAAATGGGTTGATGATGATGAGGCACACATACCTTTGAAAAGAAAAGAATATAAATATGTTCTTTCGGTCGATATATCAGAGGGACTTGGACAAGATTACTCTATCATCAATATATTCAAAGTTTCTGAAAAACCGGTGGATCTTATAGAAACACAAAAGCACAAATATAAATCCATCACAGATTTTTTTAGACTCGAACAGGTTGGTATTTATAGAAATAATTTTGTATCAGTAAAGCAGCTTGCAGAACTTCTTTATCTTATAGTGTTTGAATATTTGAATCCTGAGAATGTAAAAGTGGTTCTTGAGCTTAACAACTATGGAAATACACTATTGGCAGAGATGCCACATGTATTTGAAGGAAACAATAATTATGGTTCTTCCGTATTTGTTAGGTATAAACATAGAATCGATTCAACCGAAGAAAAAATTGGTTTAAAAGTCGGTGAGAATAAGAACATGATGGTTAAAGACTATCAAGAGCTTATGTATAGTAGAGGATTTAACATCACGAATGAAGATAATATCAGAGAAATAACAACTTTTGTCAAACACGTCACCACTGCGGGTAATGTAAGATATGCTGCGGATGTGGGACATGATGATACGGTAATGACGGTTGTCAACGCAACTTCTATATTCTCAAAATCAGAGTTTAAGGAGATGGTTGAGGAATGGGGTAATAAAAATAGTCCCAAAGAGTTTATGAGCTATGTAAATGAATGTATGAGAAATTTGGATTATGTACAGGGTGTTGATTATGGTCAACTTCTTAATGTTAGGAGACAAGTTATATCACGAAACAAAATTACAAATTCTGGTTCCAATCCAAATGGTATAAATTGGTTTAATAAAAAATAAAAAGCCAATTATTTAATTGGCTAATTAGTTTGCTTCCATTGTTACTGAAAGACCTGCAGATTTTAATTTTTCTTTCATTGTAGAGATTGTATCATAATCTCCGTATTTCACGTCACATATACCTTTAAAGTGTACTATATGTGCACATTGATTTGCTTGATCCTCTTCGTGATCACATATTTTCATAAGACATGTTATTACCCAATCAAATGAATTATAGTCATCATTATGTAAATCAATTCGATAAGGTTTTGAAAGAATTTCTTCAACCTTTGATTCTACCTGTTCTTTAATTTTAGTCATAGATTTTATCTTATTTTTTGTTATATTTTTATTATATACTCGATCCTTGAATAGTTGTCGATATTTTGTTGACAACATCCACTATTTCACTTTTAAAATCTTGGTCTTTGGCCCACTCTACAAATTTTGGTAAATGTTCGGCTCTATCATCATAGAACTTCAATTCATCTACTCCCAATTTTTTAATTGTTCTCTCTAATAGATTACATTTGAAGATAAATGTATCACTACCCCAGTTTAAATGTACTTCATCAAATTCTATATTATTATCTCTAAGAATTTTTTCTACATTATCTCTCATTCCAGGTACTTTATCTAATCTTCCTGTTGCTAAAATAACATAAGCATCTGGATCAGCTACTGCATCCAGATATTTTTGGTAAGTCCATTCGTTCTTTGGGATGTCGAATATCTCATCATTGATAGATTCGGGTTTACCCCACCATCCTCTATGAGGCCATTCTGTTCCGGTTTTTTCTTTCCAAACTTCTTTCCCTATCTCAGGGAGTGGTGTGTGGAATAACGTGTCGTCAAAGTCAAAACAGATAAGTCTTTTATATTGCATAAGAATATTTTTATTTTACAAATATATATATAATATTTTGATATATAAAATAAAATATTATATAAAAATATGAAAACTTCACATCAACGAAACATATTGTTAGCTTTGAGTATATTATTTCTGTTTTTATTTCTTAAATCATGTAATGAAAATGGTGGTCAGATAAACACACTTAAGCAAAATGTATTTACATTAAAAGATTCTTTAAGAACATATAAAGATAAGAATGGTCGCTTGGTTTATGAAAAGGGTGCTCTTATTTCTGAAAATGGGGATTTAAAAAGTTTAAATGTTGATTTGGCAAACGAAGTTAAAAATTTAAAAGATAATCCATTAGTTGTTATTAAAACCGTAGTAAAAGTAATACATGATACTACTTACATTGAAATAAAATCTACAAATCCTGGTAAATGGAATGGTAATACTTTTACACAAAATTTTGAATGGGATTTGAACAATAAATATTCGTTGGAAAATTATAGACTAATTGAAGGTAATTTTGACATATATGTTGATAGTACATTCAAATTATCTACTTCTAAAATGAAGATAATTAAAGATGAGTTTAGTATGGGTATGTCAACAGGACTAACTGAAAATAAAGATGGACTTCTTGAAATCTTTGTTAAAAGTGATTATCCTGGATTTAAAGTTTCTAAATTAGATGGCGCTCTTATAGATCCTAAGAAGTCGGATGTATTGAAAAAATACTTTTCACCAAAAAGATGGGGCTTAGGAATCTATGGTGGTTATGGAATAAGCTTGAATCCTATTACATTTATACCGGCAACCGGTATTCAAATAGGTGTTGGTATTCAATATAATATACTTCAATGGAATTTTAAAAAGTGAAAAAAACGATATTTTTTACTTAATATATAACTATATAAAAAATTAAACCAAAACATGAAACATATCAGACAATTTGAAAGTTTTAGAGTTCAGAAAAACAGACAAGAAATAATCAGCGAAGCTGTTCTTCAAGTGAACGATATCTATAAGGTTAAAACTATGATCGATATTCCACAATCTTTAATCAATTCTTATGTTAAGAAAGTTAAAGACACTACAGGAAAAAATCTTCGTCAGTTTTTCGGTGATGTTGACATCGCAGAAGAGATTGTAAAATACATAACTCTTAACAATACAGACGTTGAGAAGATTCCTGGAAACGCTTTAATGGGTGGTGCTCAAGGACAAGTTCAGGGACAGGGTCAGGGACAAGTTCAGGTACAAACTGAAGGTGAGGCACAAACTCAAGGACAGGAACAAGCTCAACCACAAGGACAGGGTCAAGCTCAACCACAAGCACAGGGTCAAGGACAGGGTCAAGTACAACCACAAGGACAGGGTCAAGCACAGGATGCTGATTTTGAAGAGCCACAAGGACAAGGTCAAGAACAAGCTCAACCACAGGGTCAAGGACAAGCTCAAACTGG